ATAGATCTAGCTTCTTTCATAAGTTCTTCTTGTTGTTGTGATGTCCTATCATCTCTACCATTAGCTTTGAGTATTCGATAAACATCAATAGTAGTGTTAGAAGCAATACGTGTTATTTCATTTTGACCAACATCTTCGTTATATGCGTACAATGCCTGGTATGTATTACGTAACCATGCAGGTACACCTGCTGCTGATATAAGATCTCCTGCTGTTCTAACATCAGGCAAACCATAAGGGAACAAAACTTTTTTAGCTTCGTCAAAGTTTGGACTAGCATTTACAAAGAAACTTGCAGGTATAGCTACTGCAGGTCCAATACCTGGTACAACTTCTAATGCTAGGTTAAGTGATGAAGCGTAACCAGGAAACCTAACACCTACTTGTCTATCTTCTCCAAACAATGCGTCTGAAGCTAAGTCATCAATCATTGGATAATAGAATACTTCTTCACCAGTTACTTCATCTTGCCCTAAGAATCCTTCTCCCTCTACTGGACTAAATGGATTATCACCACGTAAAGCATTAACAGTTACTTGTCCTCTTCTTGCAATTTCAGGATTCTCTTTTAACAACTTAGCCCATGTTGTCATAATCTCTATGTATGCTTCACCGAATGGAAAAATACCTCGTAGGTTGTATGCAACCTTTTTACGTTTAGTTAAGTCATACAATAACTCTTGCACTTCTGTTAACGCACGTGCTTTTGCTATTCTATCAATTAAGTCAACGTCACCTGATTTATCTGTAAAACCTAGAAGTTCTGATCTTGTTTCTAAGTTCCTGTCAAACAAATCTTTATTGCTTTCTACTTTAGATTCTAAGTCAAATATATCTTCTTGTAGATCATCAACTCTTTTCTTAACATTCATAGGAACAATGTCATCTTCGTAAGTAACACCCGATCCGTATGTACCTGTTATATCAAGTTCTAATCTAGCCAGTTCTTCTGTTTTGTCGTTTATTTGTTTTTCTAAATCACCTTTACGTTTTAAATAAGCGGTTTGAAATTTATCAAATTCGTCATCGACATCTTGGTAGTCTAAACCTGCTTTAATATCTCTATCATTAAGTTCTTTTATTTTTCTTTGAAACATATCAATGTTTATGTCTGTATCTGATTTACGTAGTTTTTGTGCAGGCAATCCTATATCTGCACGCATAGAAGCCATAAGATTTTCTCCAGGTAAGTTAGCATTCAAAGCACCTGATACGTTAAACTCTTTACCACCTACAATATAGTTACCACCCTCTAACATTGTGTTACGCATTTTTGCAGACATGTATGGAAGCATATCGTATATTGTTCTCCAGTATGCTTGTCTAAAGACTGGTGACCTGGAGGCATTGTCAGTTCTTTGTCCCATCAAAGCGTCAAATGCTTTGTTTGTATAGAACTCCATTTTGCCTACATCATCGATGTAATCTGTTTTACCAACAGCAACTACATTAGGTAGATCGTTTATGTATTCGTCAGACATTAAAGTGTTTTTTACTTTTTTGTACAAAGAGTTATCTCCATTTTGTATGCTGTCAAAAAAATCATCTATTGTTTCATCTGTATATTGTTTGCCATCAATCCTGTTAAGTCTGTTACGTACAAGCATTTCAAATATGTTTGTATTAGCAGTCTTTTCTACAGACAATGGAAATGGTGTTTTTCCAAAGTCAAGATCGTCTATGTTAATTTTGTTAGCTAAATCTTCTAACAAGTCTAAGTCTTGATCAAAAGCACCACCTGCTAATTGATTTGCTCTAGCATAAATAGATTCTGTGTACGCATATCTACCACCTGCGGTTGACATTCTTGCTTTATACGTAGGACCACCTTTTGAATATTCTTCTATAATTTCTTTTGCCCTACTTGAAGTACCATCAACAAATTCTTTCATTCTCTGATCTCTTTGTTTTTTAGTTAAAGCACCTCTAAACAAATGATTAAACAATCTATCGTAATGCAAGTGTGCAATCTCTCTTACAATTCCATCATCAAAATATTTTTGTATAAGCTGCGGTCTTGTTTCACGATTTGCTAATGATTCTTCTTTACTAACAACATCCATAGGATGTACACCAGGTTTTTTTCTTCTCTTGCCTGCTCTGTAGTTACCACCGAATAGATGATCAAAGTTATTAGATCCATACCTACGTGAACTAGCAGCTTGCCATTCAAGTGCTTCTTCTAACGGATTACCTAGTAAATCTTTAAACTCTACATTCTTGCTTGTCCAACGTGCAGCTTCAGATGTATTAGGTTTTTTAAGTAATCCTAAAGACAATACAGATAACGGTCTGCTAAATATATTGTCATAACCACGTGTATACATACGTAGTTGCTCTTCACCAACAACACGTAGTAACCATGCACCACGTAATAAAACAAATGGTTTCCAAAAATCACCGTAGTAACTATCTATAATCTTTGCCATAGTTCCTGACTTAATTTTAGATGGTAACTTACTAAACATATCTATTCCTTGTTCTGACGCTTTTGCTCTTATTAAAGACATAGAGTTCATAGCTTTTGCTAACTGTCCAGGATCAGGTAAAGGTATAGTACGTTCAATAAACTCTGTTAATAAATGCGGATCAGGATTAACAAATGCTTTATTGTCAATAATTGTTTGACTTATCTTTGCACCAGGATTAGCAACGTTGTTACCTGTTACAGAATCTATAAAATATGCACGTAGTTCAGGTAGGTAATCTTCAAAGATTCTACTAAAGGTATATGCGTCTTCTGCATTTACACCATAGTTATCTACTAAATCATCAGCAGTAAACTTAACCATATCTTTTACAACGTTAAATAAACCTGTCTGATCGCCATCTTGTAATCTTATAGCTCTGTTTAATATCTGATTCTTTGCTACGCTATCCATTGTTGTTTGATCCATAAAACCTTTTAAGTTTGTTACAGCGTCATCTAACTGATTGCTATCAACATACCTATAAGGGAACTCACCTGCGTATGTAGAGAGTATTCTTGCTGATCTATTTGGACTGTCCATAAGTTTTGTTTTAATTACTTTCTTAGCACCAAACAATTTACCTGTACCTTCAGGTACGCCACCTAATAACTGTTCTGTAGCGCCACCTAAGAACCTACCTATAGCACCTACTGTCGGTGCTTGTCCTGTACCCATTGGTCCAAAAGGATCTTCTAAAAATTCTGTTAATAAATTCTTAACTGCTGTCTGTTTGTCTGCAGAAGATTTTGTAAAGTCTTGTGATATATCCATAAAAGCAGTAATAGCTTCTCTATCTGTTATGCCTGTAAGTTCTATAAACTTGTTAGGATCATCTAACTCTGCAAAATAACTAATTAATTTTTTGCCGCCTTCATCTTTAACTAAGTAATTAGATACTGATCGCCCTGATATAAACGGTAAACCCCAACCTTTATTAACAGCACCAATGTATTCTTTTTGTGCTTTAGTCATTTTATCTACAGGAGTATCATTTAAGATTTTTTCTAAGTAATCAGGTATCTTTAAAGATTTTCTACTTTTAGTAAAAGCACCCATGCCTAATGTTAAATAGTTTGCAGGATCTAAGAACAATGCTTTACCTGCGTCTAACACACCTGATACAACATTAAACGTTCTTGTGTTTGGTTCTGCAACTTGTAGTGCTAACGATCTGCCTAAAGATATGGGAACTGTACCCTTCTCATTACTGATAGTAAAATTCTCATTACCTTCCTGCATTTGTCTATCTATAGATGTTATTGGTGTACCTAGATAGTTTTGTATAATTTGTTCTGCTCTACCTTGATCGAAACCTGATCGGATCATGTATTGGTATTCGTCATAAAACTTTGATTGTGGATTTTGTGCGTCAAACGTTTCGGATACAGGTAAGAACCCTTCACCTAAATTTATCTTTTTACCTTTATTAATTTCACTAAACAATTGTTTGACTGTTGATTTACCACTTTGTCTATATGCGTCAGCGAAGGATAAGTTTTCTGCCTTGTCACCAAAAGTACTTGCTATAAATGAATTGATAGGACGATCTACTGTAGTTCTGTATAGATCTTCTAAACCTAAAAATCCTAAACGTACACCTGCTTGTAGTGGATCAAAGACTTTATCTAAAACAGTTTTACTGTTTGATTGTGAAATCATCTTAGATATGTCATTTAAAACTTGTGCTTCAGGTTTTACTTGTAACGTTGTTAATGAAGTTATAACATCAGGTGAAAAGTTAGGATATGCTTTTGCAATTGCACTAGCACGTAGTGCGTCTTCTTTAGTTATAGAGTTTTTAGCTCGTTTATATGTAGCTTGTCTTTGTTGCAGCTCTTTATAAAAGTTAGCTTCCTCTGCAGGATTATCTCTGTGAAACGTAGCCATTAGAGATTACGCTGCGTTCTACCTACCTGTCTATCAGAAGCAAATTTAAGTAGTCCTAGAAGTTCTGAAGTAGGATTAACTTCTGCCATTGCGCGAATAAGCATGACATCATCAGGTTCTAAAAATTGATCTTGTGTTGGTGGAGATTGATATTGACCTAAGTTATCTTCACCAGGTGCAAATACATCTGCTATTCCTGATGGTAATCCACCTAAAGGTGCAGGACCTTGTTGTTGTGGTGCAGCAAAACTTTCTTGTGGTTGCTCTACATTACCTTGTCTAACTTGTTCTACAAGCGCTGATTCTTCTCCTGCAGACTCACTAACCATTCCACGTACATCATCTATTGTCGGTGCAACACCGTCTGTTCTACGTGACAATTTACCTGGACCACTTACAGCTGCAGGTCTTTTAACTCCACCTCTACGCCCACGACTTCTACTACTATTAATAGCCATCTATATCCTCCTGTTTACCGAAAAAAATTATTAATCCTTGTGGTATGTATTGCACAATCATTCCTTGCGGCATGTCAGAAATCTGTGGTTCTTCTTCAAACAATTTATCCTCGTGATCCATTATTTCTAATTGTGTTCTTTGCCATACATCAATTAAACAGTTTTCAACTATATCTCCGAAAACCATATTTGTATCTTCGTTAGGTGCCACTTTGTAAACCTCCTAGTAATAATGATCTTACATCAGGCGCAGGTCCTGGTTGTGGTTGTTGCCCACCACCCATCATCTGCTCTAATAATGCAGCTTCACCTTCAGGTACTTCAGGTTCTGCAGCGGTATAAAATTTATCTAATATAGCTTGCATGTCATTAGGACTTTTATATATCTGTACTAATGCCATTGTTGCTTTTGGATCTCCTTGACTTGCTTGTACCTTTAAGGTTTCAAACAATGTTCGCTCTGCTTCGTCTTTAAGTATTCTATCATTTATTTTCTGAACGTTGTCTAGTCCATCCATATTTTCTTGTAAGGTTTCTTTATCTATAATACCTGCTTGTAGCAATTGTAAACCTGAAACAATTTTTGTAGGTTCATCGAATCCTGCCATAACACCATAGACACGTCTTGTCTTGTACATACCTGTAATGTCATTATTTGGTGTATAGTTTTCTGCGTACGCTGTACCGTTAAGATATCCTGCTAATGGCTTTTTAGTATTACCATTAAGCGCTTCATCCATTTCTAAACGTTTATAATCTAGCTCTTCTATAGCTGTTCTTAATGATAGCTGATATTCTTTTACGTTTAGATCAACGGATGATAATAGCTCTTGCAACCCTCTACCAGTGACAAAACTGTTAGGGGATATAGCGTCATCACTTACTGGATAACTAGATCCAACACGAAGCTGTCTCTCTATTCTGTCTATTTGTGTAAACAACTGATACGGTATATTATTTGGTGGTTTAGCTACTTGTGAACCAGGTGTTAAGTAATTGACTGCAAGTCTACCTCTTTTGTAATTCCCGCTCTCTAGCTCTCCTATAATATTTGTTTCAGTAAATACACTGTCTTCCATTGCAATTATGGATAAGACGTTGATCTTAGCCATAGCTGCCATCAAACCTAAAACATGGTCGTATTGACCTGATAGTCTATCGAAACTAAAACGTTTTGATACAACAAATCGTGGTCCTGACTTTAATGGATTAGGTGTGAAATCTAATATTTGTTTTGCTTCAGGTAAAAATACATAGGTACCTTCTTCGTCATAATATTCAACTAACTCTGTACCATCGCCTGTGTGGTTGTCCCAACTTCTGTTAAAACCGTCATGGTATTTAAATTTGCTATACCCTGATGGAAATGCACTGTTTTCATCAACAGTAACTTTAGCGTTAGGATACATTGATTTGATAACTTGATTAGGTACTAAACGTATTAACGCCAACTCTTTAGGTTGTTGATCTGCGCCATAGTATCCTGGATAACAATCGTAAGGATCTCTTAACTCTGCATGTGGATACATGATTCCTTCAGGTGATTTTTTTTGTCTAATGATCCATACACAAAAACCATAACCAGGTAACCATCGTGCAGCTTGTGGTAACTGCATATCCATTTTAGATGAAGCGTCTAAACTTGTAACAATACGTTCTAGCTTCTCTGCTTTTTGTTTTGCACGCTCACTCTCTGCATAAGCGTCTACTTTAATGTCAGGCATACGTCCTAACTTCTGTGCTAAGTGTTCAAGACCTGAATTAATAAGATTAGGTATTGGTAAATCGATGTCGTAGTTTTTAGCGTCTTGCCCTAGTAATGCAGAGATACCATTGCTTCCACCATTCATAATAGAACGTACTCTATCACGATACTCGAAATGTCCGCTTTGTTCGTGCATTCCTTTTAAATCGTCTGTTTTAATTAACAGCTCATCTGCGTTTAGCATTACCAAAAAACCTCGTTGTATTCACTTTGCTTATAATAACTATAGGATGGATTATAGTCACTCTCTGCTTCAGATAACATCATTTTTACATTGGTACGTATTCGTTTCATAGGAAACCAACTAGCCATAACTAAGTCAGTTTTAGTTCCTACGTTACGTGAGTTACTAGCACCTGCTTGTGAGAAATATATTAACTGCTGTCTAAAGACATTCACTTTACGTTGCGTAGTCGCGTCAGAGTATGGTATGTTTACTTTCTCTTGTTCATACATACCAACCATACTGGTTACACCAAATGTAGGATCCCACTTGTTCTTGTATGTTTGATGTCCCTCTAAACGTACACCATGATTAGCTGCCCATTGTTTTATGTCACGGTCTTGTCCGATAGCTCTTTGGAAACCGTTTTCTTCGATTACCCAATGTGCTAACCAATACTTGTCGTACCATTCTTTCATAAGTTTATGTGCTTTTTGTACACCACCACCTTGATCATTCTTAATGTCTACAAGCCATACTTGTTGCGTTTTAATATTGTATGCCCATAGTACTGCTGCTTGATAACCTGTACTAGCAGGATCGAGTCCTGCAATAAGCGTAGTACCAGGTGGTATGTCTCCTAACTTACGTGACTTGTCTATACATTTATCAATCATCTCTGCTGTAAACAATGCCATACCGTCAGGTACTGCTTTGTTAAGATATACCATTTCAAATATATTTCTACCGCCTGTTGTCTCTGCTGCAGCTAACTGTTCTAATAACCATTTATGTGATCGCCTAGATTGCCATAACATGTGCGGTTTGTGATCGAGTGTCTCGTCTTCTAAAGGTATTTCTAAGTCATGCGCTCTATCTACAATAGACTCCCATGCTTTGTTTTCTAAGAGATGATGGTAGAGATCATCGGGATGTTGTCTTGATCCAATGACGACCATTCCTGTATGTTCCTCTTTACGTGACTGTAGCGTTGTGGTCCACCAGTTCCTGGTGTTTTCTCTAGCACTTGGTTGCACAGTACTTCCATGATCTTCGATGTCGTCTGCAATAATAAGGTCTGCGTCTCGGGAAAGGATCTTACCTCCCTTTCCAATTGCGACAAGAGTTGGTGACTTAATACCAGAGACTGTTCTAGTTGCAACAGTAAATTGACTGGACGACCAACTTTTTCCACCTCTATTAGAAGGTCTAAATCCGTCCCAGTCTCCGTAATCTTGTATGAGTCCTTCATTGTTCTCCAAATGGTCTAGCACCGCGCCTACAGAGTTACGTGCAATGTCTTCGTTACCACCGCACCACATAACACGTATGTTTGGATTCTTACATATCATGTAGACACAAAAGTGAGTTAAGAGATCTGTCTTACCATGTCTAGGTGGAGACAAGATCATTAGTCTTCTACCAAACTTTATACTATCTAAGATAGCACTTATCCACTTCTTTTGGAAGTCAGGTGTTTCATATTTTTCTCCTCGCTCTGTTAAGAAGTATTCATCTCTAAACTTTACAAAGGACTCTACGTCCGCTTGCAGCTCGAAGGGATCCCCCCTCTTTTCGTGCAGTGCTTCTTTCTCTACGTCCTCTAAGTATGCAGCTACCGCCCTAGATACTGTTGATGGACTGCAGCTTAATATATTAGCTATTTCTTTTTTGGTTTTCTTACCATCAATAATGTCGTTGAAAAAATTTTTTTGTTTCATAATAGCGTAATAATCACCTCTTCTTTTCTGTACATTCTCATCTACCTGCTTGGGGTTTTGTATTTCTGCTGTAGGTTTACTTGCTCTCCACGCTCTCTGTCGTGTTCTTTTAGAACACCTATCACTGCAATACTTCTTACGACCTTCTGGTAAAGGGACTAAACAGTTGTCTGCTGTGCAGATGGTGATTTTTTCTTTGTTTGACATATCTCTATGGTATAGTGTAGCATACTGGGATAAGCAATATAGTGTTCCTGCCTATACAAACACTATATGATGATAATCAAGAGTTGTGGTTGGACTAGCAGGACCGCCTTAGTCGTCCGTTGAGGGATCTTCCTCACATTTTATTTATTAGAGAGAGACAATATTTTTACGTTACTGCACTTAATAAACTGCGTTGGGTTGGGAGTGACACAGGGATTGCTACGACTACCGAGCGCTCGACTGTTATATTACAGGATCTACGTAATATAACATACTACTGGTAGTTATACCACATATAGTGGTCATAGACTACACTATATAGTGTATACTGTAGACGGGGGTGTACTGGTTTCGTGTTAGATCTTATCCCATATAAACATCTAATAACAGTGGGTTCGACTCCCACCACCTCCACAAATTGCCAGGTATAAATTGACTAATTCATACATATTTTAGCGACCTGCAGATTGAGGTATGCGGGTTATATGTTGCTTTGTTTTCGTGTGTGTGGGTTGTGCTGCACGGTGCGGCGAATCGTAGGCGGTTCGTCCTGGACTGCTTCAGCATGCGTTCGCCCTACAAATCGA